TTTCCCTCAGGGGAAACCGTCTTCATCTTGCGGCCTTCCTCAACGTAGATCTCCTTGGCCATTGAGAGCCAGATTTCACCGCTGCGCCGCTGACCCTTGGCAAAGTTTGACATGTAGATGTAGGCCTGCATGTCAAGACGCTGCTGAATCATCTCCACGGCTTCGCCGCTGATGTTAGAGACGACCTTGTCGGCACCAGCCTGATTGCCTAGGATCTCCTGCATATCCTGTTCGGTAATCTGCAGCAGTGCGGCCATGGCCGGAGGAACCTGGGGAGGCTTGGTATATGCCACCGGGCCGCCGATCTGCTGAGAGCCGTCCGGTCCGGTGATCGGATTCACCAGCAAATACGGATAGTCCTTGAGGTTATCCTCGGCCCACATCATTTGATGCCCGGCAACCTGCTCAGGGGTCATGATCGGCTTTTCAACGCTAGACAGTGCGCTGATCTCGCCAAGCTTTGAGAGCTGCATGTTTTTGAGCCGCTGGGCATCCTTGGCCAGCCTAACGTGACCCATACACCGCTCAATGTTGTCCACAAACCAGCGCTTGCCATACACGGGAACGATTGGGATGCAATTGCCTGCAATGTATCCAGCATCCTCAAGCACTCGGCCACCGCTCATGATGTACTTATGCACACGCTTGCGCTTGATCTTGCGCTGCCTGACCTCACGAGTGCCAATGGCTGCAAGTGTGTTCTCTAGCTCTGGATCGTTCTCAAAATCGGCTTCGCGGTACTTTTCTTCAGTGCCATCAATAGATTGAAAGATCCGCAGGGTCTCGGATACTTCCTCAACCTCATAATATTCGGCCACGTAAACAACATCCGGGGTGCACCAGTCAAACTCAAACTGGTGAATGATCTTCGGCCAGTCGCTCGGGTCATCGCCCCACGTATCTTTATAAGCCTCTCGGGTCATCGAGGTGATGACGTAGCAGTGCTTTGCATCAGCCTTGTCTTGGCGCTTTGCATTCAGGTCGAAGAACACCGAGCTATCAGCATCGAAAATAGGCTCAATCTTGATCCGCTGACGCTCGTTGTCCTCATCCGATTCGTCCTCGTACACAGTGCGAAGACGCCAAGCACCGAAGCCACCAGCAACAGCTTCTTCGAATGCGTTATCGTATGCCTCCTCGGCCACAGAGTCTTTCTCATCAGCTCTGAACAGTCCGTCGCAGACATCGGCTAGGCTCTGCTCCTGGTCGTCTTTGCTGACGTAATCAACCGTGATCCGATTGTTCCTATACTCGTTGATGATACGAATGACGGCCAAGTGAACCTTGTTCACCTCGAACTTAGGTTTGTTCTCGTAAATATCCTGGAGCGGCCCTTCCCACTGAGCACCGGCTAGCGAATAGAAACGCCGATCCTGCAGGCATTGCAGCCGCTCATCGCGCAGCGCCGATTGAATATCATTAAACTGCCTGAGAGCCCGCTGATGGATGTCCGCGAGTCGCTGCTCTTTAGAAATGCGTGCCATAAATCGCCCCTTTTAGCAAGTTTACCATTTGTTCATGCTCGGGATAGGCACGAAATTAGTTGGCCTCTGCACAACCGCAGCCCGTCGCACCCCCTCGCAAGCGTACCGCAGCGCGTCAATGACGTGATTCTTTTTATCCTGCAGGATCGGAAGAACCTTCCCGGTTAGCGGATCTGTTTTGAAGCTGTAAAAAGTCAGCTCGTCGATTGTGTGGGTGCATCGAGGATGCACAACGATGTCATATGACTTGAGCCACTCGATACCCTCCTCGACCGACTTTGCCCCTTTGACGGCAGGCATGATCTTCGGGAAACCGTTTTTACGAAGATGGCTAATCGTCTCGGGCCTCGATGAGTCAGCAACCATCGGCCAGCGTTCTGAGTCTGGCACTGTATGAAATAGGCTCGGTGTATCGACGATCTCGCAACCGACTTGGTAGGCCTCGTAATCAATATAGAGCGTGCGGCCTACGATGTGGCAGCGAACCAGGACGGTCGGATCAGTGGCGAATCCCCAGTCTGCCCCGAGTCGGTGAATCGCATCCGCGGAAGCTTCAAAATCCTCGATCCGCCAGTTTTTGAACACGCGAGAACTGCTGTTCTGAACGTATACACCGCGCCAAACGTGGGCGTATTTGTCAGGGTCGCGGCCTCTGTCGTACTCCATCTCGGCCCGCAGTACGTCTGGGAACCAAGGATTGTCTGAGTAGTTGACCTCAATGACCTTGGCGCTGGGTGGAGGATTGTCTCCCCTCAACAATGAATCAACCGGGTCGGTAGCTTGTGACGGGTTCCAGGTGAACCAGAGTTCAGAGCCTGGCTTGCGGATCGTTGGGCGCAATAGATCAAGGCTTCGCTGCGACAAGCTCTGTGCTTCTTCGACCCATGCGCAATCGTAGCCTTCAAGGCTCTTTATGCTATCGGCGGTATGATTCTGCATCCCCTGGAAGATGATGAGCCCGTCGCCTTTCTTTGACTTGATGCAAGCCTCTTGCACCTCGAAGTAAGCGCCCGCATTCATCTGCTCAATCTTCAGCTCCAACAGCCTCTTAACAGACTGAGCGAGCGACTTCTGAACCTCACGAACGCATACGCTTCGACGCTTCTGGTCAAGCAGGTGAGACTCAATCAGCATCTCTGCGAAGAAATGCGACTTGCCAGAGCCTCGGCCACCGTGTGCGCCTTTGTATCGAGCAGGGTCAAGTAGCGGGACGGCCCAGGCTGGGGTTTGGAGTTGTAGCTTACTCATTCGGCTTCAGAATGACACGCTCAATCGTTTTAATCTCCAGCGGCCCACCGTCCGCCCCAGTATGCTCAGTGCGATCAGAGTAGACCCGCTTGCGATTTCCCTTCAAGATCAGTGCAAGAAGCTGATCGCTGTACATGCGCTGCTCGCCGACTTTAACGCCTTGATACCAGACGTCCTGTTCGTATCCTTGGACAGCTCGCCTATAAGCTTCAGCCTCTGCCTTGTCAATGCCCTCTTCGATTGCGTCGTCCCAGGCCTCGGAGAATTCCGGATCGGCCCGTTTATTCCGCCAAGCATTGACGCGGCTGATGCCGGCGGCCTTTGCTGCGTGAGCAATGATCGGGCTCTCCCGAAGATGCTCAAGAAAGATTTTTTTCCAGTCGTATTCTTTGCCTGCCATGATTTCCTGCCTCTGTAGTGGCGCAATCTTGATTGTATCAACGATCTGTGCTAGCTGTTGCATGGCTGACATTGTTGTGAACTTGTTCACACTTTGTTGTGAAAAAGTGTTGACAATGACGCTAGGCGTAGCGTATTATTCAATCACTGCGCGACATGAATGACAGACGGCGCAGCAACTAACCAAGGATGCAACATGAGCAAGCAAGTTACCCGTTACCAGATTCGCGAATTCGTTGGTTCTGATTACAGCAGGCAATTAGGTCGTCGCCTCAGAACCAGGGAGCAGGCTGTTCGGATCGTAAAAATGCTCAGAAAAGCAGGTCGAGATGTCTTCTCTGCACCGATGAAGATTGCAGCTAACACGATCTAACCACCAGGGGCCTCCGGCCCCTACAACGAAAGCACACCATGATCACATACACATTCCAAAAAGCCTCCCTCAACGGCCTAAAGGGCTGGATTGTCACCCGCTGGGTCAATGGGGTGCACGACGGCAAGGCTTTTGGCAAGACTAAAAAAGAAGCAGTAGAACAGTTCGACGAAGAACTCTGGGAGAACTCATGAAACGCACCACCCGTCAAATCCTCGCCGATGTAGCCTTCGCAATCGTCCTCGGAGCCACCTTCGGAGTGGTTTTCGGGCTCTACTTCTAAAACGGCATCAGAGCCGTTTTTTTAGGTAGGTACATGTCTAGGTAGCAGACTGCCCAAAAAAACGCTCCTATGGCCCTCTAAATGCGTCAGAACATGCCTCAAACCAGAACATCACACCTCCTAGCCCTCCTCAAGGACGGACACCCCTTCCGAATCGCCGTAATCCTCACAGCCCACTTTTTTGACGTCCCGGTCCACGTGATCGAGCGGGAGTTTTACAGATGAACTTTTGTCCAAAATGCGAATCGCCAGCCCGCGTTCTAGAAAAACGCTGGAGCCAAAAAAAAGCCTGCACCCGTCGTCGTCTTGGTTGTCCATCTTGCGGTTATAGATTCTCAATATTCGGGGATATTATGATTCCACAAATAGATAATCAATTAGATTCAGAAGGAATGCCTAAATATACAGAGGCCATTCAGGTCCTTGAGGCCTTGGTCAGAAGCGCCGGTGGTTGCGCCACCATCGACCAAGTTGCCGTCGTCAAGGCATGGCGTTTAATTGACCGTTATAACGCCATTATTAACGGTAAATAATAAGGTCCACCATCCTTCCCATCCAGCCCGCCGCGTGCGGGCTTTTCTTTTATTTCCACCACATCCGTCAAAACCGGAACCCGATCCGGCTCAATGTGACCTGGAAGGCCATCCCACCAGCCAGCACCGACCTCACTCCCCTCAACCTCAACCAATGTCTTTTTCATCATCACCTCATCAAATTTTCTATGCAACGCAACAGCCCCACAAACATAGCGCAACAACGCAACTACCCTAAAGGGTAGTAGTTGCGTTTTGTTGCGCTAAAATGTTAGTCTTGTCACAAACGCAACTAAAAAAAAGTTGCGCAACAGTTGCGTTTTGTTGCGCTACTTTTTCCCCCATTTTTATGCCCTCAAAAGCATTGCAGAAGCCTGAACGGTGTCCAAAACGATCCACCCATGCTCGTAAGAGTCGATGACCTGGGCGATCAAAAGCTCCCCGATCGGCTTCCCCTTGGATGATGGCCGGACGTAGATTGAGGCCGATGCTTCTGTCAATTCCAGGGTATCCATCAGATATTGGATAAACCCTGCCCGGCTCAGGTACGGATGCCCTGCTCTTGTCTCTTTACCTGCTGATTCCCAAGCATTCTGAAATAACTTTATATTTTTAGTTAACTTATTATCCCTTTTATCAGATATTGGTTTATCGACTATTTCGATAATCGCGCTAGTAACTTGTTCATCGTCCTCGTCGATCCATCCTTTGATCTCCACGGTGCGAAGCTGGGCAAAAATGTCTGGAGCAATTTCTGAATCCTTGGCTTTCCGCTGGACGATTTGCATGGGTGCGTCATCTTTTGCTGGAATGATGCTGACCTCAATGTCGAGTGCTCCTCTCCATGCGCTTGATCCTCGGGCTCGGTGCTGGGCTTCTTCGCTGACCCCGGTGTGATGGACTAGCAAGACGGAGCAGTTAAATTCCCGCATGAGTTGGGCACATGCGTCGAGCATTGTTTTAGCGTCCTGTGCACTGTTCTCGTCGCCACTGAGGAATCGGTGCAGAGTGTCAATGACGATGAGATCTGGGGGCTCGGGGAGTTGTTTGAGGTGGGTGGAGGTAGACAGATAGCCATCTGGCGTGTTCAGGTCACATCCGGAGCGGCTGAGCCACATGCTGAGGCTGCCGGCTTCGTGGTGCTGTTTCCAGGCGGCTATCCGGGCACGTAGGCCGTGGTGGCCCTCTCCGGCCAAGTAGACTATTTTTGCTGGCTTGACTCGGTGACCTGCCCATTCTGTCATTCCGCTGGCCAATCTCAGGCACCAATCCAGGACTACGAACGTTTTCCCGCCTCCGCTGGGACCGTGGATCATGATTAGGGCGTCAGACTGTAGCCAGCCCTTGATGAGCCATTTGATTGGGGCAGGCTTCTGGCAGTAATCGTCCGCTGGGATTAGCCATGCTTCCTGTGGAGGGTTCAGAAGCAATGCTAAATTGTGACCAGCCTGGGCGTAATCGTTCGCGTCGCCCTCGATTGGTGGCATGATGTACGTGACCCCGTACTTGGCGCACGCCTGCTCCGCATGACGCTGCCCTACCCCGCTCTTATCGTTATCGGCCACTATGACGATCTTCTGACCTGGGTGCATCTCTACCAGAGAGCCAGTGACCGGGATCAAATTGCTTGCGCTATACGCAACGACACAAGGCCTTCCGGTGACTTCGTGGATCGTTGCAGCTGTGGCAAAACCCTCGGCGACATATAGCACTCCCGGGTGATCAAGGGTGCCGATGATCCAGAAGCGGCCGCCGGTTTGGCCGCCTGTGTGATAAAGCTTCCCGCCGTCTTCTGATATGTATTGCAGGCTTGAAAGCTCGCCGTCTTCTGAGAATAGAGGGACCATCAGCCTGCCGTCACCTGTGACGCGGGCGCCGTGGGGCTGGACACCTTTCCGTTTCAAATATGGATGGTCGGGGCTTGCCTGGGCGCCGTCTCGCCAGATTGTTTCGACTGTGCTTGCCGCCACTGAACGATCAC